GCAGGGACATCTTGGTACGGCGACAACGCCGAATCCGCTTTGCTTTATGGTTCTTTGATTGAGGCATACACATACATGAAGGGTGAGGCCGACCTCATTCAATTATACACTACTCGTTACGATCAAGCTCTTGGACAGCTTACCGGGGTCCAAATACGTAGCGCAACAGACGAGTACAGAGATGGGAGACTTTGATGCAAGTTGAAATGGATTTTGGCTTTGACGCCATAAAAGTACATACCGCTAACAAAGGAGGGCACAGTCCTGATTCTGTAGCGGAAATGTGTGTAGACAAGCTAATGAGTGTGTCTACTTCTGCCCCGCCCGAGATACGAATGCAAGCAGAAGCGTATAAATCGCAGATGTTGCAAATTATCGCGCATTATATTAAAGTAGCGGTTAAGGAAGACCGCGCAACAACGTGCGTAAAACTACAAGAGGCTGGGTTTCCTGACCTCGCAAATCAACTTAGGAGACTTTAAATGGCCTTTTCAGGTAACTTCATGTGTACATCGTTCAAGAAAGAACTACTTCAAGGTACGCACAACTTCACTGCCTCTTCAGGCAATACATTCAAACTTGCTCTGTATACTAACAGTGCAACGTTCAATGCAGCGACCACTGCGTATACTTCTGCAAATGAAGTATCTAACTCAGGTTCGTACAGCGCTGGTGGGGGTGCACTTACAAACGTGACACCGACATCTTCAGGGACAACAGGGTTAACAGACTTTGCTGACCTTGCGTTTACATCTGCTACGATTACAGCACGGGGCGCGTTAATATATAACGACACTGCCGCTGGTGATCCAACAGTTGCAGTGTTGGACTTCGGTGCAGACAAAACTTCGACTACTGGTACATTTACTATCCAGTTCCCAACAGCGGACGCTTCGAACGCTATTATTCGAATCGCTTAAAAATAAAGGGGTTGCCCTATGGCCTTAATCGTCGCTGATCGCGTACAAGAAACCACTAACTCTACGGGGACTGGGGCTTATACTCTGGGAGGCGCGGTTGCAGGTTTCCAAACATTCGCCTCCGAGGTATCTAACACAGATACTGTCTATTACTCGGTAACGGATAATGCGGATTTCGAGGTTGGCCTTGGAACTTATGCGTCTAGTGGGGGGACTATTACCCGCACGACGGTATTCACATCGTCTAACTCCAACAACGCTGTTAACTGGGGTATAGGAACAAAGAATATATTCCTGACCTACCCAGCAGATAAGGCTGTAGTTGAGGATGCGAGTAATAATGTAGCCATTGGTAACAACTTAGTTGTGGGCGGCACAGTTGACGGGCGTGATGTAGCCGCTGACGGAACTAAGTTAGACTTTGTTACGGTTACACAAGCGGTCGATCTTGACCAAATGGAAACTGATATTGCCGCACTTGAAAACGGTATGGTCTATAAAGGTGATTGGAACGCAGGTTCAGGTAGTTTCCCCGGTGGTGGCTCTGCTCAAACAGGCTGGTTCTATTACGTTTCAGGGGCGGGTACGGTTAATGGTATATCGTTTGTAGTGGGGGACAACATCGTTGCTACGACAGACAACGCGTCTACTTCTACTTATGCGAGTAATTGGTCAAAACACGATCAGACAGACGCTGTCCAAGCCGTTGTAGGTTTAACTGGGTCTGTATCAAAAAGCGGCTTGTTATCTGCACTAAACGTAGAAGACGGCGCAGACGTAACAGATGCGGGTAACGTGAACCCGTTAGTAGATTCCCACGTAAATGTCAGCAGTGCGGGCAGTGGGCAGTATCTTGGTTGGAACGGTAGTGATTATGCTTGGTCAACTGTAGATTTATCCACTAAGTTGAACTTGTCTGGTGGTACTATGTCGGGTGATATAGATGGCAACGGCAACAAGATGCTATTCGCTAACATGTATTCAAACCTAGTTGACTTGCCAAGTGCTACTACTTATCACGGTATGTTTGCTCACGTCCATGCAACAGGAAAAGCCTACTTCGCACACTCTGGTGCATGGGTTCCTTTAGCTAACGAGACAGCAACACTGGCGTTATCTGGTGGAGCTATGACTGGAGCTATTACTACTAACAGCACTTTCGACGGACGTGATGTAGCTACTGACGGTACAAAACTCGATGGTATAGAGTCTGGCGCAGACCAGACAGACACAGCTAACGTCACTGCCGCAGGAGCCTTGATGGATTCTGAGGTTGACGTTGATATTAAGACTTTATCACTACCTGCGAATACAACTATCAGTGCATACGGTAAGACATTAGTTGATGACGCGGACGCCTCTGCAGCTAGATCAACACTAGGTTTAGGGACGGCTGCTACTACTGCAGCTTCCGCATACGCTACAGCCGCTCAAGGCACTACGGCTGACGCTGCTTTGCCAAGGGCCGGTGGAGCTATGACAGGTGCTATCACAACTAACTCAACCTTTGATGGACGTGACGTAGCTACAGACGGCTCTAAGTTAGATGGCATTGAGACTGGGGCTACAGCAGATCAGACAATCACTGCGGGTTCTGGGCTATCAGGCGGTGGCACTGGTAATGTAACATTAAGCCACTCCGACACTTCTTCACAAAGCAGCGTTAACAACTCTGGTGCTACAGTCATCCAAGATGTGACGCTTGACACATATGGGCACGTCACAGGGCTTGCTTCCCACACTATGACTTTAGCCAACTTAGGTTACACTGGCGCAACAAACGCTAACTATATTACAAACAATAACCAGCTAACTAACGGTGCTGGATATACAACAAGCGTAGGTGACATAACAGGCGTTACTGCTGGGACAAACCTTAATGGCGGTGGTACTAGTGGGGGTGTTACACTCAATCTTGATAGCACGATAACGGTAACTACGGTTAATGCGGGTACGGTTAATACCACTTCAGATGAACGTGCTAAAGACGATATAACGCCGATTACAGGCGCTTTGGATAAGGTTCAACAGCTAGGCGGTTACTCGTTCACTCTTAAAGCAACTGACGAGAAGTCTTCAGGTGTTATAGCTCAAGAGGTACAAAAGGTTATGCCAGAACTAGTACAAGAAGGTGCTGAAGGGCTCCTATCTGTACAGTATGGTAACATGGTTGGTTTGTTAATAGAAGCAATCAAAGAACAACAGGCTCAGATTGACGAGCTAAAACAAAAACTTAACGGCTAATAGTAAAGGAAAACGAAGATGGCTATAAAAGTAAACGGTACAACTGTTATTGATGACAGTAGAAACATGTCAAATGTAGGTACAGTCACAGCTACTAGCTTTGCAGGTAGTGGCGCTAGTTTAACAAACATACCTTCAACAGCCCCCGGTCCAGATTTTGCCCCCCTCTCGCCAACGACAACATACACAAGCTCTGGTTCATGGAGTAAACCCGGCTCTATTGGCGACAACGATTGGGTTGTTTTTTATATAGTTGGTGGAGGAGGAGGAGGTCTAAACGGTAATATGTGGGGTACGGGTGGCTCAGGAGGAGCGGGGGCAGTTATATCTGCTTTAGGTTCGCAAATTAGCTCTGTATCTTTTACGATAGGGGGTGGGGGCTCTAAAGGTGATGCTTCAACAGCAGCTAATGGTGGAACTACCACTATAAACATAGGCGGTATAAGCTATACCGCTGGTGGTGGTCTAGGTGCCTCTAACATTGGTGCGACCTCTAATCAGAATTCGGGAACAGCCGCTGGCGTGTTCCAACTTGTTTATAACGGAAACCCGAGCAACACTGCTCCTTTGGGTGCAGAATTTTGTAATGGTGGAGCAGCCGGCGGGTACAATATTTCGGAGCAAGGTTTGGTATACGGGGCTGGCGGTGGGGGTGGGGCGTACCAAGCCCAAAGCTATGCTGGAGGTGTATCAACTTATGCAGGTAACGGTGGAACTGCTCGTAGTTCTCCTTACAATGGGAATGCTCCCGGCGGCGGCGGTGCTGGTGAAACCAGTTCAAATGCTTGGAATGGTAACGGTGCAGCTGGTTCTTTAAGAATCTACTACTAATATAGGGAGTTAATAATATGACTAAAACTTTTTTTCACCGAGAAACAGGCGACCCGTGCGTCTTTGACAACGATGCTAATCTTTCAGATTGGCCAGAGTTTCAAGAGTTCCCACTTCCAAAAGTATGGGGGCAAGCAGATATTATTATAACACGATCAGCAGCATTAAAGATGTCAGATTGGATGGCAGCTTCTGACCGTACTATGACAGAAGAACAACGTACCTACCGCCAAGCACTGAGAGACATTACTGACCAAACGGCCTTTACTGAAGGTAGATATGGCGATGTAGTATTTCCTACAAAACCCGTCGATCCCGGCTTTGGGGGTGGATAACCTGTGATTAAAAAAGTCACAATAATTGGGCGTGGAACAGCAGGGGCTTTAGCTTATCTAAAAATGTTGCATCTACGTTCTATTACGAATGGCCCTCTAGAAATTGATTGGTACTACGATAGTGCTACAAAAGCTATGGCTGTAGGAGAGGGCACAACGCCACGTTTTCCTCAAACCCTTGGGGGGGTTTACGGTCTTAACATGGGTACAGATATGCCCAAGTTAGACGCTCGACCTAAACACGGTATTGAGTATGAAAATTGGGGTAAGTCTAATTTTATACATCCTTTCAATATGGGGTATAGCGGCATACATTTTAACGCATCAAAATTTCAACAGTACATCTTTGAAAATTGTACTAATGAGCCTGACGTATCGTTGATAGATGCCCATATATCTCACGATCAAAGCGATAGTGATGTAATTATTGATTGTACGGGAGCGCCAAAAACCTTTGAAGACTACGATATCCCAAAGTACATCCCTGTAAATGCAGTCCATGTTACACAGTGTTCTTGGCCTGATAAACCTAAAGGACTTCACACTAAGACAATAGCACGTCCTTGGGGTTGGGTGTTTGTAATACCTTTGTTAAGTAGATGCAGTGTTGGTTATTTATACAACCACAAAATAACATCTTTAGAGCAAGTAAAAGCAGACGTTGAAAACGTGTTTGATGAGCTAGGGGTAGTGCCAACAGATACTACAAACAGTTTCCACTTTAATAACTACGTCAGAAAAAAACTAATAGATGGACGAGTTGCTTACGCCGGTAACTCTGGTTTTTTCTTAGAGCCTATGGAAGCTACGACACTTGACTCTGTTGCTAGAGTTTTGGACTGTGTGGATAGAAACCCTTTGCAAGAGGCATGGAACCCTTTCTTAAAACTGTTGTTTAAAGAAGTAGAATATTTCATTATGATGCACTATGCGGCTGGTAGTAAATGGAACAACGAGTTTTGGGATTTTGCAACCGAGCGTGGTAGGTTAGCAATGGAAGAGGCAATGAGTAGTCCTTTCTTTAACGAGGTGTATACTTCAGGTAGACCTTCACAAGACGTTGCTTACCGTATGTATTTTGGTGCTGAAAGTTATAAGTTAAACCAAGAAGGTTTAGGCTTTACCCCTACAGCTAAACTAGGAGAAGTAGCATAGCATGTTAGGCTTTTCCCCATATTCAGCCGCAGCCTTCTCCGATGTAGGTAGTGGTGAACAACTGTTTGTTGCTACAGGCGTTGCTAGTACTGGGGCTGTTGGTACGGTATCAGTTACGGGGAATCAAAGCGGGTTAACTCTTGGCTCGGTGCAAGGCTCTGCGGTAGTCAACGATGTATCGGTAGATGCAGGAGCTACGGCTACATTTGCTATGGAAAACGGTTTAGTCAGTGGTCTAGGTACAGTTATAGCTTCTACAGACTTAGAGCTTACACTTACAGGCGTTGCGGCTATTGGGTCGCCGGGCACCGTTACTGTTATAAACGCTTCGGTTATTAGCCCTACGGGTCTTGTGGGCACTACGAATACTCCGAGTGTTTCTACTACCTCTAACGCTACGTTCTCCATAACAGGCGTAGCCGGAACTATGTCTGTGGGCACTGCA